TTGGCGAAAGGTCCTGCGGACCTTTCGCGCGGCCGAACGCCCGCGTAGCGGGCGGGGCCCCCGCCAGTTGCTTCGCAACGCGGGGGAAGGAAGCCGGTGTTCTGCTTCAACATGCGTTTGGATTTTTAGAATGGCGCTGGTTTCGTGGAACCTCGACGGTCCGCTGAAGGCCGCCGACGCCGATACGGAATGGCTGGATATCATGGTGAAAAAACTGCAATGCGAGATGCAGCGCCAGCTTGCGCGCGTGTCCGACCTGGATAACCCGCCCAATACGGCGAGCGAACGCGCTTCCGATGCGCGCACCCTGATGGCGCTGGAACGCACCCTGGAGCGGCTGGCCAAGCTGGAACGCGAGCGCGCCAGTGTGAAGGAAAAGAAGATCGCCAAGCATGACGGTTCCGCCCGCACGGCGCTGGAGCGCCGACTGGATAAACGCCTTGCCGCCGCAAAGCCGCGCGGCCCTGCTGGCAAGCCTGAATGACGAAGACGCCCTGGCTCTGGCGCGGGACTGGGATTTCTGGGCGCGCGATGCGCAGTTGCCGCCGGATGGTCCATGGCGCATCTGGCTGTTCTTAGGGGGACGCGGCGCGGGCAAGACCCGCGCGGGCGCCGAATGGATCGCGGGGCAAGTGCGCGAAGGCCGCATGGCGCGCATCGGCCTGATCGGCGCGACCCATGCCGATGCGCGGGCCGTGATGGTGGAAGGCGAGTCGGGATTGCTGAAGGTGGTGGACGGATTGAACTTTGAACCCTCCAACAGCCGCGTGCTGTGGCCCGACGGCGCGGTGGCGACGCTGTTGTCGGCGGAGGAACCGGATTCCTTCCGCGGCCATCAGTTCGACGGCATATGGGGCGACGAATTCTGCAAATGGCGCGAGCCGCAGGCCGCGCTGGACATGGCGCTGATGGCGCTGCGCCTGGGACAGGTGCCGCGCATGCTGCTGACCACCACGCCGCGCGCCATTCCCGCTCTCACGGCGTTGATGGAATCGCCCGGCATGGCCATGACGCGCAGCGGCACGGCGGACAATGCCGCCAACCTGGCGGACGGTTTCCACGACCTGATGCTGGCGCGCTATGGCGGCACGGCGCTGGGGCGTCAGGAACTGGACGGCGAACTGATCGCCGACAGCGAAAGCGCGCTGTGGAAGCGCGGCTGGATAGAAGCGACGCGAGTCCTCCCCCTTGTGCGAAGCACGGATGGGGGAGGGGGCTGTAGCCGGCCCTCGGACCAGCGAAAGCCGGAGGGGGTACCGGAAATGTCCCGTGTCGTTGTGGCGGTCGACCCGCCCGCTTCGGCGCAGGGCGATGAGTGCGGCATTGTCGTTGCCGGACGATTTGAAGACGAGGGGTATGTATTGGCCGACCTCTCTGCGGGCGGCCTGACCCCGGCAGGCTGGGCGGCGCGCACGATGGAGGCTTTCGCGCAGTTCGAGGCCGACGCCATCATCGCCGAGGCCAACCAGGGCGGCGAGATGGTGCGCAGTGTGCTGCAACAGGCCGGTGCGGACGCGCCTGTGAAACTGGTGCATGCCTCGCGCGGAAAGCTCACCCGCGCCGCGCCGTATGCCGCGCTGTATGAGAGAGGCCGCATCCATCATGCGGGCGCGTTTCCTGAACTGGAAGACCAGATGTGCAATTACGATGGCGGGTCCGGCAGCAAGAGTCCTGATCGCATGGATGCGCTGGTCTGGGCGCTGGCGGACCTCTTCGCCATGCCGCGCAAGAATCCCCGCATCCGCCGTATCTAGGAGCCCAGATGTTTGAATTCCTGCGCCGCACGCCCCGCGAAACAAAAGGCGGCTCGCCGCTGATCGCGCTGTCCCTGGCGAACGGGCCGCGCTGGTCGCCGCGCGATACGGCGGGCCTGGCGCGCATCGGGGTGATGAACAATGCCGTCGCCTATGCCTGTATCCGCAAGATCGCGGGCGCGGCAGCCTCGGTGCCCTGGCTGCTCTATGAAGGCGCGAACGAGCTGGAAGATCATCCGCTGCTGACCCTGCTGGCGCGGCCCAATGCCCAGGAAGACGGCCCCGCTTTGTTCGAGCGCTTCCATGCCTTCCTGCAAAGCGCGGGCAATGCCTATCTGGAAGCCGTTGCGCTGGATGGTGCGCCCCGCGAACTGTATGTGCTGCGGCCCGACCGCATGACGGTGGTGCCGGGCGCGCGCGGCTGGCCCGCCGCCTATGATTACAATATCGGTGGCCAGACCACCCGGCTGGCGCGCGAGGCGGTGTTGCACACCACCCTGTTCCATCCGCTGGACGATTATTACGGCTTGTCGCCGCTGTCCGTCGCCGCAGGCGCCATCGAGGTGCATAATGCGGGCGCGGCCTGGACCAAGGGCCTCTTGGACAACGCCGCCCGGCCCAGCGGCGCACTTATATATAGGGGACCGGACGGGACCCCCGGCCTGACCGACGAGCAGTTCGGCCGCCTGAAGCGCGAATTGGAGGATGCCTATCAGGGCGCCGCCAATGCCGGTCGGCCCATGGTGCTGGAAGGCGGGCTGGACTGGAAGGCGATGAGCTACACGCCCTCCGACATGGATTTCGCCGAAACCCGCGCCGTGGCGGCGCGGGAAATCGCGCTGGCCTTCGGCGTGCCGCCCATGCTGCTGGGCATCCCCGGCGACAACACCTTCTCGAACTATGCCGAGGCCAACCTGAATTTCTGGCGCCAGACCGTGCTGCCCCTGGTGGCGCGCACCGCCGCCGCCCTGACGCGCTTCCTGTGCCCGCGCTTCGGCGAAGGCTTGCGCATCGGTTACGACGCTGACGCTGTAGAAGCGCTGGCCGAGGCACGTGAAACCACCTGGACCAAGCTGAACGAGGCCGGATTCCTGACGGTGAACGAGAAACGCCAGGCCGCGGGCTATTCCCCGCTGGAGGGTGGCGACGCTTTGTAGAAGGTGCCAATGTCGCTCCATGTGGGAAGGCATGACACTGATCCCGGGACGTGACTGCGGCGACTGCACCGTCTGCTGTACCTGGCCCACCATCAACAAGCCGGAGATACAGAAAGTCTCCGGATCGACCTGCAAACATTGTACGGCTTCCGGCTGCGCCATCTATCAGACGCGCTATCCAATCTGCCGCAGTTACTTCTGCGCCTGGCGCACGGTGGAGATTTTCGACGAGAGCTGGCGGCCCGACAAATCCGGCGTGATGCCCTATGTGGAGACGGAAGGCATCTCGGACGGTTTCGACCTGTCCACCGGCATCGGCCTGATGCTGGTGGGCCATGCGGAAAAGATCGTACGCCAGCGCTGGTTCCAGGATTTCGTGGTGACGGGCGTGATGAATTCGGTGCCGCTGTTCCTGTCGATCCCCGGTCCGCGCGGCCACCAGGCCGCGACCACCTCGCTCAACACCGAACAGATGGTGGAGGCGATCAACAAGGGCCGCACCAAAGAGGCGCTGGAAGCGGCGGTGAAACTGCTGCGCGGCTGGACATTCGAAAAGGCCGTCATCACTTATTCAGGGAATGACGTCAGTACATGAGTGTGATCGAACAGTTCCGGCGCGAGCCGGACAAGAAACTTCCAGCCGCCCTTGTGGCGGCTTTTTTATTGCAGACGGCGGGCGCGCTGTTCTGGGCGGGCAGCGCCGCCGAGCGCATCGCCTCCCTGGAGCGCACCCAGGCCAATGGCCAGGCGGCTATCGAGAAGGTCGCGGTTCTGGAAGTCCAGGTGCGCGCCATCAAGGACAGCGTGGATCGGATCGAAGCCAAGCTGGACAGAACCGCGACCATCCCGCCGCGCTGACGCGCGGACCCCTCCCCGAACTTTGCTCCGCAAATTTCGACCCTCCTTCAAGGGGAGGGTGAAAGACGAGTATGCCATTCCAGATTGCCTATGCGCGCCGGCCTCTGGCGCGGCGGGATACGTGCGGCCGATTGGCGGCGCTGGGACCCAATGAGTTCGAAGGCTATGCCTCGCTGTTCGGCGTGGCCGATGGCGTGGGCGATATGGTGGCGCCCGGCGCGTTTGCCGCATCGCTGCGGCGGCGCGGGCCTTCCGATGTGCGTCTCCTCTACCAGCACTTCTCTCATGCGCCCATAGGGGTGTGGGAAGAAATCACGGAAGATTCGCGCGGCCTGTATGTGCGCGGACGTCTGGTGGACGAAGTCGAGCAGGCACGCGATGTGCGCGCGTTGCTCACGGAAGGAGCCTTGAATGGCCTATCCATCGGCTTTCGCACCCTCCGCGCGCGGCGTGCGCCTGGCGGCGGGCGGCTGTTGCAGGAAATCGAGCTGTGGGAAATTTCGGTCGTGACCTTCCCCTTGCTCGCGGGTTCGACGGTCACGGCCATCGGCGCCCAGGATAACGACCTGGCGCGCGTGTTTCGGCAGGCCGGCGCGGCCATGCGCGCCTAATTTTATCAGGAGACGATATGGAACTGGAATCCAAGGCAATGGGCAGCGAGATCAAGCAGGCCTTCGACGATTTCCTGCGCGGTTTCGAGGCTTTCAAGCAGGACAATGACGAACGGCTGAAAGAGATAGAGCGCCGCTCCGGCGATGTGGTGGCCGAGGAAAAGGTGGACCGCATCAACAAGGCCCTCGACGCCCAGCAGCAGAAGATTGAATCGCTGATGCTGGCGGCCTCCCGCCCCGCCCTGGGCGGTGACCAGAAGTCAGATCCCGCCCTGAAGGAACGCAAGGTCGCGTTTGACCGCTATGTCCGCAAGGGCGATGCGGGCGGCCTGGACAGCATCGAGATCAAGGCGATGAGCGCGGGCAGCAATGCCGATGGCGGCTATACCGTGCCCTTGGAGATCGAGCGCACCATCGACCGCATACTGGCCAAGGCATCGCCCATCCGCTCCATCGCCACGGTGCGGCAGATCGGCGGCGGCGTCTATCGCAAGCCCATCGCCACCGTCGCCGCCGCGTCGGGCTGGGTGGGCGAAACCGACGCGCATCCCCAGACCAACGCCAACAGCCTGGCGGCGATCGATTTCCCGGCGATGGAGCTTTACGCCATGCCCGCCGCCACCCAGACCCTGCTGGACGACAGCGCGGTGGACATCGAGCAATGGCTGGCCGACGAGGTGCAGATCGTGTTCGCCGAACAGGAAGGCGCGGCCTTTGTCACTGGCGACGGCACCAACAAGCCCAGGGGCTTCCTCCAATACACCAATGTCGCGGATGCAAGCTGGAGCTGGGGCAATCTGGGCTATATCGCCAGCGGCGCGGCGGGGGCCTTCGCCGCGTCCAATCCGGCGGATGCGCTGATGGATCTGGCCTATGCCCCCAAGCAGGGCTATCGCGCCAATGGCCGCTGGACCATGAACCGCAAGACCGAGGCGGCGATCCGCAAGTTCAAGGACTCGACCGGCAATTATGTGTGGCAGCCCGGTGTGGCGGCGGGCCAGCCCAACACCATCTTCGGCTATCCGGTGACCGAGGTCGAAGACATGCCCGATATCGCCGCCAATTCCTTCTCGGTGGCGTTCGGTGATTTCGCGCGCGGTTACCTGGTCGTTGACCGCGTCGGCATCCGGGTGCTGCGCGATCCCTACAGCGCCAAGCCCTATGTGCTGTTCTACACCACCAAGCGGGTCGGCGGCGGGGTGCAGAATTTCGAGGCGATCAAGCTGATGAAATTCAGTTCTACTTGACCCCCCATCCGTCGCAACTCGAGTCGGCTCCGCCGACATCTCGTTGCGACACCTTCCCCCGTCAGCGGCTTCGCCGCACGGGGGAAGGAAGCCTGAGATTGCTTTTACCAGAGTTCGCGGCGCTTGCGCCGCGGAGGCCGCGAGAGCGGTGCTGGCCCTCATGGCGTTTCCCCTCCGCCATGGGGGCCTTTCTTATTGCCCCCTCCGTCCGCCACGCGCTCTCGCGCGAGCGGACACCTCCCCCGTCAGGAGGCTTCGCCTCCACGGGGGAGGCGGGCCTGTGAGAGTAAGAGAATGTCGCTGCAACTCAATACGCCGCCCGCCGCCGAGCCGGTCTCGCTGGCCGAGGCGAAAGCGCATCTGAAGATGGATGCCGCCGATGACGATGCGCTGATCGCCACCCTGATCGCGGCGGCGCGGGCGCGGGCGGAATGGCATACGGGCCGCGCATTTGTTACCCAGGGCTGGACCCTGTGGCTGGATCGCTGGCCGGGTGACGGCTGCGTCGAGATTCCTTTGCCGCCGCTGCAAGGCGTCGCATCGGTCACGCACTATGCCTGCGACGACAGCGCGACGGTCCTGGATGCGGGCGACTATCAGGTGGCGCAGGGCGCGCCCGCGCGGGTGGTGCTGAAATCAGCTGCGTCCCCTGCGAATCTGCGCGCGGCGGATGCGGTGGCCATCGCCTTCACGGCCGGTTATGGCAATGCCGCCGCCGTGCCCGCGCTGGTGCGCCAAGCGATATTGCAGATCGTTGCCGGCCTTTATGCCCATCGCGGTGATGACGGCCTTCCACCGGATGCGCTGGCGCTGCTTGAACCCTATCGCATCCTGAAGCTCTGACATGATCGGTCCACTCGACCAGCGCGCCCGCCTTCTGGCGCGGACAGCAGCGCCTGATGGCGGTGGCGGTACCAGCGTGAGCTGGACCGAACTGGCCGAAATCTGGATCGCGCTTGAAGTAACCAGCGGCAGTCAGGATGCTGCCGCAAACCGCCTGGAATCGCGCGCCCGCTATCGTTTGACCTTGCGACGGCGCGCCGATGTCGCGGCGGGCATGCGGCTTGAGACAGCGGCGCATCTGCTGGTGGTTCTGGCCGTGCTGGATGACGGCCCGCGCACCCAATTTATGATCCTTCTGTGCGAGGACGCGGCATGAGCGCGACCTGGGTCTTGCAACAGGCTGTATTCGCGGCCCTGGCGGCGGATGCGGGCGTGATCGCGCATCTGGGATCGCCGCCGCGCCTGTTCGACGAAGTGCCGCGCGATGCGGCGATGCCCTATGTGGTGATCGGCGAGGCCGCCGAGAGCGAATGGAACACCGCCACCGACAAGGGCGCATCGCTGACGTTCACCGTGACGGCATGGTCGCGCAGCGCCGGTTTCAGGGAAGTCAAAGAGATCGCAGGCGCAGTGCGCGCGGTGCTGGACGGCGGGGCATTGACCTTGAGCGGCGCGGCTTTGATCGACCTGCGCTTCGAGGCGACACGCTACTTGCGCGAAAGCGACGGCATCACGCGGCGCGCGGAACTGAGTTTCCGCGGCCTGGTGGAATTCTAGGAGAAACAGATGGCAGCCCAGCGCGGCAAGGACCTTCTCATCAAGATCGGGGATGGCGGCTCGCCCGAAACCTTCACCACCGTCGCGGGATTGCGCGCCACCACGCTGGCCTTCAACGCCCAGGCGGTTGACACGACCAATGCCGATTCCACCGACGCCTGGCGCGAATTGCTGGCGGGCGGCGGGGTGAAGTCGGCGATCTTGTCGGGTTCGGGCGTGTTCAAGGATGCGGCTTCCGACGCAGCGCTGCGCGCGGCCTTCTTCAATGCCACCTGCGGCAACTACCAGATCGTGATCCCCAGCTTCGGCATTGTGCAGGGGCCGTTCAAGATCACGTCGCTGCAATATGATGGCCCCTATGACGGCGAACTGAAGATTTCGCTCTCCCTGGCTTCGGCCGGCGCGTTGAGTTTCTCCTGATGGTCAACCGGATACGCGGCGAAGCGGCGCTGGACGCGGGCGGGCGGCAATATCGCCTGCTGCTGACCCTGGGCGCCCTGGCGGAGATCGAGGACGGGCTGGGCTTGGACGATCTGTCCCAGGTCGGCGCGCGCCTGGCGCGTACCCGCGCGGCGGATCTCGCCATCGTGGCCGCAGCGCTGCTGCGCGGCGGCGGGCATGCGATGTGCGCGGCGGAGGTGCTGCGGCTGCCCTGTGACCTGGGCGAATTGATGCGCGGGATCAGCGACGCATTTGAAGCGGCAGGATTGCGCGCGCCCCAGGGAGAGGCGCGCGATGCTGCCCCTTTTGCTGGAAGCGCTGGCTGAATCTCGGGTTGGGTGTGATGCAGCTGACGCCGGATGTGTTCTGGGCGCTGTCGCTGCCCGAATGGCGCGCGCTGCTGGATGGCCGCGCGGGCGCCAGGGCGCAGCCGCTGGCGCGCGGCGAAATGGAACACTTGATGAGGATGCATCCCGATGGCTGAACCGTCTGTCGAGCAAAGCCTGGCCGGTGCGGCCAAGGCCTTCGCCGATTTCGCCAATGGCCCGGTGGCGCAGACCACCGCCACCATCGAGGCATCGGTGAATCGCAGTTTCAGTTCGGTGACGAACACCATCGCGCGCACCGCGGTGTCGGGGCGCAATTCCATGGCGCAACTGACGCAAGGCATCCTGGCCGATTTCGAGCGCATCGCAATCAGCCAGTTCCTCGTCAAGCCGCTTCAGTCTGTGATCGGCGGCGTGATCGGCTCGATCCTGCCGGTGGCGGGGGCGCGCGCCGCGGGCGGGCCTGTGGCGGCGGGCGAAACCTATCTGGTGGGCGAACAGGGGCCGGAGCTGTTCACGCCGTCGGGCAACGGCACGATCCTGCCGAACGGCGCGCCGGCGCGCGGGGCCCAGGTGGTCGTCAATATAACAACGCAGGACGCACAGAGTTTTCAGAAATCCAAAAGCCAGGTGGCGGCGATGCTTACCCGCGCGATCGCCCAGGGCAATCGCAACCTTTGACCCCTCTGTCCGCCACGCGCTCGCGCGCTGGCGGACCTCTCCCCGCCCGCGGCTCTGCTGTTCGGGGCGGAAAGCCGGAGTATTCGCATCGTGAATTTTCACGACGTTTCCTTTCCTCTCCCGGTCGCGTTCCATTCTGCCGGTGGTCCGGTGCGCAAGACCGAGATCGTCGCGCTCGGCTCCGGCCATGAGGAGCGCAATGCGGTTTGGGCGGGGTCGCGCCGCCGTTTCGATGTCGGCTCCGGTGTGCGGACATTGGATGATCTCTATGCCGTGATCGCGTTCTTCGAGGCGCGGGCAGGGCGGCTTTACGGCTTCCGCTTCCGCGATTTCGCAGATTTCAAGTCGTGTTCGCCCGGTATCGTGCCCTCGCCGCTGGATCAGGCCATCGGCACCGGCAACGGCATCATCACCCAGTTTCAACTGGCGAAGACATATGCCTCCGGCGCGGGAAGCTGGACGCGGCAGATCAAGAAACCTGTGGCCGGCACGGTGCGGATTGCGGTCGCGGGCAGTGAAGTGATGAGCGGGTTCGCCGTCAACACGGGCACGGGCATCGTTACATTCGCCAGCGCGCCGAGCGGCGCGGTGACGGCAGGCTTTGAATTCGACTGTCCGGTCCGGTTCGACAGCGATGCGCTGTCGATCAATTTGGCATCGTTCCAGGCGGGCGAGGCGCCCTCCATTCCGCTGGTGGAGGTGCTGCTGTGAAGACCCTGCCGCCAGGCCTGCAGGCGCATCTGGACAGTGGCGCGACCACCCTGTGCTGGTGCTGGAAACTGGCGCGCGGTGATGGCGCGGTGCAGGGATTTACTGATCATGACCGAGCATTGGGGTTTGATGGTGTCACCTATGAAACGGTGTCGGGCTTCACCGCCAGCGAGGTGCAATCATCCCTGGGCCTTTCGGTGGACAATCTCACCATCGCCGGCGGGCTGTCCTCCGCCAGCCTGAACGAAGCCGATCTGGCGGCGGGCCTGTATGACAATGCGCGGGTGGAAATCTGGCGCGTCAACTGGACCGATGTGGGCCAGCGCGTGCTGATGCGCGCGGGTACTCTGGGCGAGGTGACGCGCAGCGGCAATGCCTTCCAGGCCGAGCTGCGTGGCCTGGCCCAGGCCCTCAATCAGCCGGTGGGCCGTGTGTTCGGCCATCTGTGCGATGCCGATCTGGGCGACGCGCGGTGCGGCGTGGCGCTCAGCATCGTATCCGGCACGGTGGCGGCTGCGGCGGATGCGCGGCTTTTCACCGTGACGGGGCTGGACACCTTCGTCTCCGGCCATTTCTCGGGCGGCAAGCTGACCTTCACCTCCGGCGGCAATGCAGGCCGGGCGATGGACGTGAAGCGACACGGCGTCAGCGGCGGCATTGTCAGCATCGAATTGTGGCAGGCGATGGCCGAGCCGGTCTGGTCGGGGGACGGGTTCGACGTGACGCCTGGCTGCGACAAGCTGTTTGCCACCTGCGAAGCAAAGTTCGGCAACAGCGCGAATTTCCGGGGCTTCCCCCACATGCCGGGCAATGATGCGGTGGTGGCGGGCCCCGCCCAGAACCAGACACTGGATGGTGGCAGCCGTCATGGCAACTGACATTGTTTCCTTGGCGCGTGGCTGGATCGGTACGCCCTACCAGCACCAGGCCAGCCTGAAAGGCGTGGGCTGCGACTGCCTGGGTTTGTTGCGTGGGGTATGGCGGGAGTTGCATGGCGATGAACCACAAACGCTACCGCCCTACACGCCCGACTGGTCGGAAGCGGGCGGCACGGAGACGCTGCGCGATGCGCTGGCGCGCCATCTGACGGCGGTGACACGGATCGCGCCGGGCGATGTCGCGCTGTTCCGAATGGTGCGCACGTCGCCCGCAAAACATTGCGGCATTGCTGCCATGCAGGGCGGCATTCTCACGCTCATCCATGCGCGCCAGAACCGCCGCGTGGTTGAGGAACCGTTCGGCGCCTTCTGGCGCGCGCGGCTGGCTTTCAGTTTCCGGGTCTGACATGGCATCGCTTCTGTTGAGCACCGCAGGTTCCGCCATCGGCGGATCGGCGCTGGGCAGCTTCAGCCTGTTCGGCGCCACCATCACCGGCGCACAGGTTGGCGGCGCCTTGGGGGCGCTGGCGGGTGCGGCCATCGATTCCGCGCTTATGCCGGGGCGCCAGATCGCGCGCAGCGGACCGCGCCTGTCCGATATCCAGATTCAGGCTTCGACCGAAGGTACGGCGATCCCGCGCCTGTTCGGACGCATGCGGCTGGCGGGTCAACTGATCTGGGCCTCGCGTTTCAAGGAAACGGCAACGACGACAAAGAGCAGCGGCGGCGGCAAAGGCGGCCCGTCCACCACGGTCACGCAAACCGACTACAGCTATTCCATCTCGTTCGCGGTTGGGTTGTGCGAAGGCGTGGCGACGCGTCTGGGCCGGGTGTGGGCCAATGGCATGCTGTTAGACCTGTCGAAATACACCCTGCGTTTCCATCGCGGCACGCAGGACCAGGCCGCCGATCCGCTGATCGCCGATATTGAAAACGGCCATGCGCCCGCCTATCGCGGCCTGTGCTATGTGGTGTTCGACGACATGCCCTTGGCGGAGTTCGGCAACCGCATCCCCCAATTGCAGTTCGAGATCGTCCGCAGCATCGGCCAGGACGATCCGGAGCGGCTGGAGAATCGTCTGACCGCGGTGGCGCTCATCCCCGGCGCCGGCGAATTCGTCTATGCCGAAGCGCCGGTGTTCACCGATGACGGCATGGGCGGATCGGCGGCGCAGAATGTGCATGGCGTGACGGGCGAGGCCGACATGATCGCCTCGCTCGACGATCTTTCGGCCCTGGCGCCGAACTGGGATGCCGTTTCCCTGGTGGTGGGCTGGTTCGGCGACGATCTGCGTTGCGGCTTCACCGCGATCAAGCCCGGTGTCGAAGCGGCGCCCAAAACGACATATCCGCTGGAATGGCGCGTCAATGGCGTCGATCGCGCCGGCGCGCATCTGGTGAGCCGGATCGCGGGCCGCCCCGCCTATGGCGGCACACCCAACGACGCCGACGTGGTGGCGGCGATCCAGGCCCTCAACCTGCGGGGCAAGCGGGTGATGTTCTGTCCGTTCCTGTTTATGGACATTCCGGCGGACAATGGGCTGACCGATCCTTACAGTGGCGCCGCCGGTCAGCCTGTACATCCCTGGCGCGGCCGCATCACCTGTTCGCCTGCGCCAGGCGCTGTCGGCTCGCCCGACAAGACGGCGGCTGCGACGGCGCAGGTGGCGCATTTTTTCGGCAGCGCGGCCATCGGCGATTTCTCGGTGAGCGGTACGACCGTGTCCTGGACCGGTGGCGCCGATTGGGGCTGGCGGCGCATGGTGCTGCATTATGCGCATCTGTGCGCGGCCGCGGGCGGGGTCGAAGCCTTCCTGATCGGCTCTGAACTGCGCGGCCTGACCTGGGTGCGCGACGGCGCGGCAAGCTATCCCGCCGTGGCGGCCCTGAAAATGCTGGCGGCGGATGTCCGCGCCATCCTGGGGCCGGATGTGAAGATCGGCTATGCGGCGGACTGGTCAGAATATCCCAATCACCAGACCGGCGACGCGCCGGGCGCGGTTCTGTTCCATCTCGATCCGCTGTGGAGCGATGCGAATATCGATTTTGTCGGCATCGACAATTATCTGCCGCTGTCCGACTGGCGCGACGGTACCGCACATCTGGACCGCGCAGTGGCCGACTCGATTTATGACGCTGGCTATCTGAAATCCAACATCCGTGGCGGCGAGTATCACGACTGGTATTATGCCAGCGATGCCGACCGGGATGCGCAGCGTCGCACGCCGATCACGGACGGCCTTGCAAAGCCCTGGGTGTGGCGCGCCAAGGATCTTTGGGCCTGGTGGTCGAACAGCCATAGGGACCGTCCGACGGGCAGCGAAACCGCCGCGACGGCCTGGATGCCGCAGGGCAAGCCGATCCGCTTTACCGAACTGGGCTGTCCCGCCATCGACCGGGGCGCCAATCAGCCCAATCTGTTCTTCGATCCCAAATCGAGCGAGAGCGCCATTCCTCGCTATTCCAGCGGCGCGCGCGACGATCTTGTGCAGCGGCGTTTTCTGGAGGCCCACCTGTCCTTCTGGAACGATCCCGCGAACAATCCCGTGTCCGGCGTCTATCACGCGCCGATGCTGGATGCAGACAGCATCTATCTGTGGTGCTGGGATGCACGGCCCTTTCCCTGGTTTCCGGCGCGCGCCGATGTGTGGGGCGACGCGGCCAACTACACAGGCGGCCACTGGCTGAACGGGCGGCTGGGCGCGGTGGGGCTGGGCGATGTGGTGGCAGAGCTGTGCGACGCGGCCGGGTTCGATTCCTATGATGTGAGCGGGCTGGACGGCATGGTCACCGGCTATGCCGTCACCGACACGATGAGCCCGCGCGATGCGCTTGGTCCGCTGATGCTGGCATGGGGCTTCGATGCGGTCGAAAGCGAAGGTGTACTGCGCTTCATCATGCGCGGCCGCGCCGATACGCGCGATTGCGGCCTTGCCGGTCTGGTGGTGCCGCAGGATGCCGCGGAGTTCGGCTTCGCGCTGACCCGGGCGCAGGAGAGTGATCTGCCGATGGTTTCGCGTATCGCCTATGTCGATGGCGATCAGGATTACCGCCAGGCCAGTGCCGAGGCGCGGCGGCTGACCGGGGCCAGCAACCGCGTGGCGCAATCGGCGCTGCCCCTGGTGCTGGACGAGGCGGGGGCGAACAGCATCGGAGCGCGGCTGCTGCAGGATGCCTGGGTGATGCGCGAAACCGCGTCCTTCGCGCTGCCGCCGTCGGCGCTGGCATTGGATGCGGGTGACGAGGTGCTGCTGGATACAGGCCGCGCGCATCGCTTGCGGGTAACACAGATCGAGGACGGCGTGGCCCGCGCCATCGAAGCGGTGGCGACCGATCCGTCGCTCTATGACAGTTTCGCGGGGCCCGCCGCACCGCCGCGCCTGGCGCAGACATTGGTTGCGCCGGGGCGCGCCCTGCTGTTCTTCCTCGACCTGCCCTGGATCATGGAAGACCAGAATACTGCCGCGCCCTTTGTCGCGGCCTATGCCGATCCCTGGCCGGGACAGGTGGTGGTGCTGCGCAGCGCGACGGATTCCGGTTTCACGCAGGATGCGACCCTGACCCGGCCTTGCAATTTCGGCCTCACCATCGCCGATTTCTGGTCCGGCCCGCCATGGCGCTGGGACCGGGTGAATGAATTGCGGGTGAAGCTGGCGCATGGCGCGCTGGCTTCGGCGGACGATATCGCCCTATTCGGCGGCGCCAATGCGCTGGCGGTGGAGAATGAGGATGGCGAATGGGAGATCGTGCAATTCGCCAACGCCGCGCTGACCGGCCCCGGCGAATACACCCTGACGAAATTGTTGCGCGGACGGCGCGGCAGCGAAGGCGCGATGCGCGCGCCGGTCGCGGCGGGCGCGCGGGTGGTTGTGCTGGACGAAGCGCTGGCGCAGCTTGGCCTGACGGCGGGACAGGCGCGCCAGTCCTTCCATTATCGCTGGGGCCCTGCGGGGCGCCCGCTGGGCGATGTGACATGGCAGGGCACGCAGAAAAGCGTCCTGGGCACCGGCCTCATGCCGCTCGCGCCTGTCCATCTGCGCCATGCCTGGGATGGTGACGATCTGGTGATTTCCTGGAAGCGCCGTGATCGCGCCCCCTCTGCCGCGCATATCGCACTGGTGGAGACGCCGATGAGCGAAACCCGCGAGGCGTATGATCTGGAAATATATGATGGCGCGTCGGTGGTGCGCAGCTTTGGCGGCGTGACGCGGCATGCGCAGGTCTATACCGCCGCGCAGCAGGCGGTCGATTTTCCCGGCGGCCTGCCCAGTCCGCTGACCGTGGCGGTGTACCAGCTTTCATCCGTTGTGGGACGCGGGCGGCAAAAGAAAGGGCAATTGTATGTCGGATGAAACGCCGCGCCTGAAACTGGCGGAACTGGCGCAGATGCAGGAGATGGACAGCGCTAGCATCAACGAAGTCCATGTGCAGCTCGACGCGCTGGTCGATCTGTATGTGCTGGGTCAGAACATCAACACGCCACCGGGATCGCCTGCCGATGGCGACACGTATCTTACCGGCGGCGCGCCCACCGGCGCATGGAGCGGTCATGCGGGCAAGATCGCCTATTGCATCGATGGCGGCTGGCGCTTCTTCACACCCTTTGATGGTCTGCGCGCCCTTGTGGCGGGCAGCAACGCCTTTCTGCTTTATGCGGGCGGCTGGGTCGACCTCGACTATGCCAGCAAGAGCGGGGCGCAGACGCTGGCCGACAAGACGCTGACCGGCGCCGTGGTGGCCACAAAATATGTGCGTGCCAGCCCGGCTGATGCCAGCACCTACACTGTGGCGGACACCTGCGAGCATCTGATCCTGGAAAACGCGGTCGCCGCCAGCACCCTCACGGTGAGAACGCCCGCTTCGCCCATCGACGGCCAGGAGCTGCGCATCGCTGTCTGTGCCGCCTATGCGAGCCTCACCGTTACGGCCAATACGGGCCAGAGCGGCGTGCTGTTCCCCTCCGCTGCCGCCGCTTCCGCGGGCTGGCGCGCGAGCTGGAAATTCTCCACCACCGGCAATGTCTGGAATCCCTGCGCCTGACGTCATTGCTCGCGCCGCGCCGCTGATCCGGGACGCCGAAGGATTTTCCGCCAACCCCTATCGCGATGCGGCGGGGATCGCGACCATCGGCTATGGCAGCACCCGCTATGCACAAGGCCGTGCTGTGGCGATGACCGATGCGCCCATCAGCCGCGCGGGGGCCGAAACGCTGCTGCAAGCGGCAATGACGAGTATCTGGGCCGCGCTCACGCCGCATCTGGCGCGCCCACCCACCCTGAACCAGGCCGCGGCGCTGCTGTCGCTGGCCTACAACATCGGCACAGAAGCGCTCAGGACCTCGCGGCTGCTGGCCAGGTTCAATGAAGGCGACAGAACGGGCGCGGCTGATGAATTCCTGCGCTGGGACAAGGCGCGCATCGGCGGCGTGCTGAAGCCGTTGGCGGGCCTGACGGCGCGGCGGCGGCGCGAGCAGGCGCTGTTCCTCGACACTTCCAACTCCTGAAAGGACAGGCATGAGCGATATTCTCCAGAGCATGCTGGGGGGCGTATCCAAGCGCCTCAAGAACATGGGCGATGGCAGCTTCGCCGAAGTGGCGGCGATGACGCGCGCCCCTTTGAGCTACAGCAATGTGGCCGGTTCGCCCTTCACCCTCACCGCAAGCTGGACCAAGGTGGCCACCACCACCGCGGCGACCCGCGCTCTGCGCATCGCGCCCCTGGCCGATGCGCCCTTGTTCGACATCGAGTGGGTGGCGGTGGCAGCGGGTTCGGCTGCGCCGTCCGATCCCTGTGGCGAGCCGGTGCTGGGCGGCGAGGATTTCTCCACCGGGCTTCCCTTGGGCGACATCTATCTGAAGAGCGCCAGTGGCCAGAAGGCCATCGTGCGGACGGGAGCATAGGATGGCCAAGGCCCTTCCCGCGTTTCCCACGTCCATCCAGCTCAAATACCAGAAGCTGTTGCGCGCGGCGGCGCGTGCCATGCCCGCGCCGGTGATGGCGAGCCCACCCACCCATACACTGGGTGCCGCCAACGCCAACTCCACCCTGGATACCGCGCGTACCACAAGCTACCAGGGCGGCCAGATCGAGATCGGCACCGATCCGCGTATCGAGCATATCGGCAGATGGGCCTTCAACGGCGCCAGCGCCTATACCGGCCAGATCCAGAACGCGGCCAACAATGCCGCCACCAAGCGGGGCATGCACGGCCAAGGCATCCGCTTCGGCTTCAACGGCCAGGTGTTCGACATCAGCCTGAACACCGGCAGCTCCAGCTTCATCATGTATGTCACCGACATGGCCGATGGCGTGCGCCGCCGCGCCCAGGCCAACGACTACACCACGGCTGACAGTTCCTATCACTATGCCAAGTTCGATTTCGGTTCGGCGGGCAACCGCATCATCGAACTCTATTTCAGCCCCAGCACCCTGCTGCGCTGCCTCAACATCGCTCCTACCGGGATTGCGCCGGCCGATGCGGCCTGCCAGGTCTATCGCGCCCCGGCGACGGATGCGCCGCGCATTCTGACCATGGGCGACAGCTATGAGGACGGCACGGGGAGCGGCAACACCAACAATTGCAAGCTGACCGTCACCGATTTCATGGGCGAGCGGCTGGGGGCGCCGAACCTGCTGAGCCTGGGCCGTGGCGGGACGGGTTTCTTGAACCCGAACACCGCGTCCCCCGCCTTCGGCACCTACCGCCAGCGCATCACCGATGCGGGAGGCACCGGAACGGGCGATCTGGACCTGGTCCATGTGGGAGAACTGGATTTCGTCTTCCTGCCGGGGAGCGTGAACGACAATCTGGCCATCAACGCCGCCTACACCGATGCGGCGGTCCAGGCGGAGATCGCGACCTTGCTGCCCCTGGTGATGGCGAAACAGCCGCGCGCGGTGATCTATTGTTGGGGACCGCAGGTCACCAACACGGCGGCGGGCGCGGCGGTGCAGACCCGCTATGACGCGATGAAGGCGGCGGTGCTGGCGGTGGCGGGCGGGCCGAACAATCCGCGTCTGCGCTGGCTGGACAATTCCCCGTCCGGCGAGAATTGGATGTACGGATCGGCCAGTGTCGGCGTGAACAGCCGCATCATCGGTGCCGACAATGTCCATCTGAATGACGCCGGCATGGCGCTGATCGGCCATCGCCGTGCCAGCAGCATCCTGGCCGACGCGCGCGCGGTTCTGGCGGCGGCGGGGCTGTGACCATGCGGATGGTGTCCGAATGGAAGCGCGCCTGGCGCTGGTTCTCGGTCCAGGCGATGGCGCTGGCGGTGGCGCTGCAAGGCGCCTGGGCTTCGTTGCCCGATGACATGCGGGCGCGCCTGCCCGGCGGCACGGTGGCGGCTTTCACCATCCTGCTGCTGCTGCTGGGGATCGGCGGACGCCTGGTGCGGCAGCGGCGATGATTGCATCCCTGATCGCACGGCTGGGTGCGCCTCTATCCACGGCGCTCGCGCTGACCTGCGCGGGTGGTCTGCTGTGGCAGACCGCGCGCATTGATGGCTGGCCGCTGATCGGCGGCGGCCTGAAGGCGGATGTGGCGCGGCTTCAGGGGCAGATCCTGGCGAACGAACGGCGGCGCGCCGTCAGGCAAGCCGCCATGCTGGCGGAACAGGCGCGCCGGGCGGAAGCCGCGAACGGGCAGGCACGCATGCATGAATTGGCGAAGCGGTCGAATGACGAACATCTGCGCAAAGTTACGGAGAGCGTGCATGTGCAAATCGGTGAAGCTGGCGACCGCAATTGTGTGCTTCCCTGGGGTGCTGTCCGCCTGTTCGACGCCGCCGCCAGCGGCACCGATCCCGACGCCGTTGCCGCCCTTGTCGCTCCCGGCCTCCCTGATGATGCCCCCTCTGATGTCACGCTGTCTGAGGCTGTCACCCTGCTCGCCGCCAATCTTGCTCGCGCCCGGGCCAATGCCAGCCAGTTGAGCCGTCTGCAGCGCGCGGTGGAACCGCAAGCCGATCACGTGTTCCACAATTGAAGAACAAGGCGCGGTTCTTGCCGCACATTAACCCTCGAATCGTGACCTTGGCATGCGTCGGCTGTCTGGCACGGCGCTTGCTCCTGACAGCGCAGACAACCCTCGGGGGAATGATATGCGCAGTTTCGGGATTCTGGGTCTTGCCCTCGCCGCCGCCATCAGCGTGAGCGCCGCCAACGCGACGCCACTGACGGAAAATTTCGACACGGAACATGGCGGCGCTCCACAACTCAATTATTTCGGTCTGACCAACTTCACCGTCACCAATGCGGGCAGCGGCGGCTCTGTCGACCTGATCGGTTCGGGAAGCGGCGGAACGTCGTTCAATTTCTATCCGGGCCATGGCCTCTATATCGACATGTGCGGGTCGACCCGCGCCTGCGGCACCCTGGCGACCAAGCAGATATTTTCTTCCGGCATCTATGACGTCAGCATCAGCCTGGGCGGCAATGCGCGCTCCGCCACCAAGACCGGCACCACGGTCAATTTCGGCGGCTATTCGAACACGATCCTGCTGGACACGTTCCAGCTCTATACCCTGAACTTCACCACCACGCTGGCCGGTGCGTCCGCGCTGACCCTCGGCGATCTCGGGCTGGTCGCACCCAACATAGGCAATATCCTGTTCTCGGTGAGCATCACGCCATCCCCGACGGGTGCGGTCCCCGAGCCCATCAGCCTGGCGCTGTTCGGCATGGGCCTTGTCGGTGCCGCCACGCTCCGCCGCCGCAAGCTTTCCCCCGCCTGAATTTCCCTTTCAGGCAGACTGCAGCGGCGCCTCCGGGCGCCGCTTTTTGTTGTGGCGAAGATAAAATTCCTTGAATTCGGCGATCGTAAGTACCTTATAATACCAACTATTTCCGAAATGATATGAAAATAATCCTATACACCGGTCGTTTTTGGGTGCACGGTCCCTTCCTGACGGGAGGACGAGCATGTCGCGTGAAAGGGATATTGAAACGGGGGTTGCGGTCGCCCTTGCGATGGCCGTCCTGCCCATGAACTGGATCGCGTATTGGGGACTTTCCATCGCGCTGATGGTACTGGCCGCCCGCGTCATATGGCTGACCGTGCGCCCGGCCCATGTGCGCCTGACAGCCAGCATCGCGGTGGTCATCCTGCTGTCGCTCATCCTGGTGCCGGAGATGATGAGCCGGCTGGGGCATTGAGGGTTTGCCCGGCTCCGCACCGGACCAGGGTGCAGATCGCGCGAACGCCCGGCCATTTTGTGGCCGGCGCAACCATGCCGGCAGGCTGCCGGCGGTGATCATGTCTAGTGGCGCGTTTTGGACGGAGCGGAATTCTTCTTCAGGTCCGAAACGATTTCGCGCACCCGCCGCCATTTCCTGCTGTCTGCGGTGTTGCCTTTGACGGCGAAGCTCTGGGCGTGGTTCTCGGCCATGGCTTCGGCCTTGCGGCCATACAGCCGGATCATCGCTTCGGCGAGATCCCATTCATCCACGTCGCTCATGCCATGCCGCGCCAGAAAACTGGACCTAGTAAGGCCAAGGGCGCCGGGATTGCGACGTATACGGAATTTTAACCTTAAGAGCTGTGATGCCCGCCAAAACAAGAACCCCGCGCCTTGCGGCGCGGGGTTCACTTGACGGCCTGGGCCCTATGGGGAGGGGCATACCACGGGCTTTGGCCACAAGCTCGTTCTGTCCGGCGTCCTACAGGCGGAACACGCCCAGATAGGCTCCGCTATACGGGTCGATGCGTACCATCACGACACGGCCAAAGCGGTCATAGGTTCGCGCCACATAATGGCCGCGCGTGAAATAGGGCGCGCCGACCATGCGATAGTGATACGGACGCAAGGAGCGCTCGATCACAAACCGGTCCGCATAATGACGGCGCTCGATACGGTCGATGCGACGGTCCAGGCGGTTATCGATGCGGTCCATCCGGCGCTCGATGCGCTCGGCGCGGTGTTCCCACGGCGCGGCGCTGGCGGAGCCGAGACCGGCGACCGAAAGAACCGCAACAGCCGCCGCAGCGAAGAGGGTCTTTTTGCCAAACATTGTCGTCTCCTTTAGATTCGGCAGAACAGGCGATCCCGTTCCATGTCCCGCACCATAGGGAGGCGTAGCTGAACGGGATCTGGATGCCGCATTCATGTGCGGTTCAGGTACGGGAACCTAGAAAAAGACCATGCGCCCGGCCTTTTTCCCCCTTCTGGCCCTGCTGGCGCCGCTTCTGCTTGCGGCCCCGGCCGTGAGCCAGCCCGTCCAGCCCCTGGACCGGCTTCTGCCGGAAGTCCGGCGCAATCATCCCGGCCAGTTCTATGATGCCGACGGCCCGCATCCCGGCGCGGGCGGCTCGCAGCATTATCACCTGAAATGGATGACGCCGGAAGGCCGCATCATCTGGTACGACATGGATGCGCGCACCGGACGGGTGCTGGGCACTTCGCCCGGACGCGACAATTTCGATGGGCGCGGCGAAAATCCGTATCGCGGGTATGGAGGCCGTGGCGGCTATGAGGACCGGCGCGGCTATGACCGGCGCGGCGATGATGATGACGGTCCGCGGCGCGGACGCAGCCGTTTCCGCGGCGATCCGGAGATGGGCAATATGGGCGGTTTCGGCAATGATTTCGGCGGCCGCTGGTCGGGGCCCCGTGTCGATGGCCCGCGCGGCAATGGCCAGGTGTGGGGCGGTCCGGGGTTCAACAACCGCAATTTCGGTGGCAGTTTCGGGCCGGGCGGACGTTATCGTATGCCTGACGGCAACAGCCGCGGCGCGGGCCGTGGCCGCCGCGAACGCTGAGGACCGTCATGCGCATTCTGCTGGTCGAGGACGACAAGGACCTGCAGCGCCTCCTGAAGAAGGCGCTCGCCGATTCCGGCTATGTGGTGGATGTCGCGGGGGATGGCGAGGAGGGGCATTTCCTGGGCGACACCGAACCCTATGATGCGGTGATCCTGGATCTGGGCCTGCCCAAGATGGACGGCGTT